GGTGCCCCCATCGGCGACCGGCACATCGGTGCCCCCTGCGCGATAGATCGCGTTGCCTTCAATGGACACATTGCCTGAACTGGCACGGGTCAGGGTGGTATCGCTCGCATGGCCGAGATTGATCGCCGTGAACTGGGGGCTATCTCCGGTCCCGACACCAATACTCGTCCGTAACGTCGCGCCACCTTCAGCCACGGGGTCCGTCGTGCCATCACCGACAATCATCTCTCCGTCGGCGAGGACAGCCATTACCGTTACCGCACTCGTTCCATTTCCGAGCAGAACGCCCCCATCGGTGAGCGAGGTCGCCCCGGTGCCCCCTTTTCCAACAGCCAGTGTCCCTGTGGCATTTGCCGCCGCAAGGTAATAGGTGCCTTCTTGGTCATCGAGCTTGTCAGCGTTCAGGTTGGTGCATTTGGTCGTCGACGCGATGACCAGAGGGATGGTTCCGGTAGAGACATCGCTCTCGAAGGTATTCGATCGGATCTCGTAGCCGCCCGCATCCCAGTTCGCGGAGAGCGCCACAGTGCCATTCGCCTTGATAAAGCCCGTCGCTTCAATCCCGTCGAGTTTGTCGGCATCGAGGTAGGTCACCACCGCCGCGCCTGAGATACAGGCAAACGGCGCATTCGTGCTGCGACTGAAGGTATGCAGCCCGGTGACCGTGTAGGCGTTCTCCTCGGTCAAGAGGGTATTGCCACTCAGATCCGCATCGGTGTTGGTGACCTCAATGTCAGCCATGTTCTGTTTCCATGATTATTTCTGTCCAAGAATTGCACTTAGACGCCTTAGGATTTGCTCGATCCCCTCTACGCCGAAGGGGCGTTGTTTATCTGTAAAATCAACTCCCTCCCCAACATCATCCACGCTCTCTTGTCGCTGACGGTCGAGATACGCCTGCCACTCAACCAGATCGATGGGTTCGTCAGGCTTTGGCCCAACGAGTCCTCGACGCCACTTACTGGACCCCGTTCGTCGTCGACGCACGTCGTCAGGTTGTGCCATCGTTATGCCTCGATATACACCAGCGATCCGTCCACCGACTGGCCACCGCTGAGTTCCATGTTCAAGAGGGTGGCATCGGAGGTTTCAAACCAGCCCACCGGATTGAACGGCAGCACGATGGTTTGTCCTGCTGTCGGTCCCATCTGGCCCGTCAAGGCCGTCCCGTCCGCCCCATCCTCGAAGCGAATCGTCACGGCTGTGCCCGTCATCGTGACAAACAGCGCCAGCACCCGGATCTTCTTCCCGGTCACGGCGGCCACCAGCGTGTTGTTCCCGCTCGTCGCCCCGTCAATCACGGCCCGTTTGACGAGCTGGGTGTCGTGGGTGTCCTGATACTCTTCCTGCTTCGACGCCATCAGGCGCTCCTATTCTGTATGGGTGTAGCGATAGTCATACCCTGGGGGCCGGTCCCGATTGAAGCGAGACATTGATTGAATCACCGGACCGAAGACCTGCATCCCGATCTCGGTAATCGAGGTCACATCGTCATCTTTGCCTGTCCGTAGCATCTTGACCGCAAACTGTGCCACCGCCAGCGCGGCCATGTCGGGGTAGGCAAACGTGCCCGACGCCGTGATGTCGTCGGCCACCTTGAGCCCGTAATACCGCACGGTATGGGTCGCGTCGGGAAGTGGATCCCAGTAAATCAGCGTGCCGTTGGTGTAATACCGGCGCGGACGTCCGCTTGTGGTGGTATTAAACGCCACCGACGGATACGTCGTCTCTTGCGCGTAATGATCGCCCACCGGCCCGACCCGTTCAAGGTCCCACGCGGGACGACTGGTATCCGGGTCGATAAACTGGAGACGGTCGAGGCGAATCACCCCGGTGGGAAACGCCGTCGTTTCTGTACTGGCTGTGGTCGTCACCGTTGCCACGGAGGAGGCCAACGCATTGGGCTGGAGCGCCATCAGCGACTCGAAGTGGTCCTGGGCGGCGTTCAGCGCCCGCAATCCCATCGTGACCCCCGTTTCGCCGGATTGGCCCTGGACCCCCCGATCCAGCAGTTCCATTGTGTCGAGCATGGATTGTCCGGTCGCCATTTAGTCTCCTGCGTGATGTCGGACGAACTTACTCCCCGAGGACGGGCCGCGCATACTCACCTGGATCTTCGTGTGATCCCACTGCGCGCTGCCGATATCGTCGAGCAGTTGTGTGCGCGTGTCATCCCGACTCGCATGATCGCGCTGCGCCTCGTCTTCAATGCGTGCCCAGTACTGTTTCCCCGAGCCCCACTTGAAGCCGCTCTGCTCGTAGACGGCGGCCAGCGTGCGGTCGTCAAGCGGCACATACTCCTCGCGTGAGTTTTCAACAACCAGCAGGAGAAGCCAGCCAGCCGAGATCGGATGCTGAATGCGCGGGCGACGATACCAGACCAGCCATCGTTCCCGAAGTGGATGCCACGTCACATCGAGGTCGGGATGAATCGCGTGCAGTTTCTGACGAAAGGCCGTGGGGGCGAACCGCACCCCAAACCGATTCGGATGCCAGAAGTGCAGCCGGTCCTCGATCGGCGGCGGGGCGTGTTGCTGCACCGGGACCGAAAACGTCGATGCAGGCGGCATGGCTAACTGAAGGCTTTGAGCGCGAACTCGCGGACCCGCTCGTCCTTGCTGGTCTTGCAGTGGCGCACCATGCGCCCGCGCGCCATGTTATAGGACGCACGTGACTCGGGCTTGAAGTTTGTCGCCCAGCCATCCACCGGACACTGGAGGAGTCCTTTCTCCAGGTCTTCCGTGAGCGTATCGGGGATCGGCTCGGCCACCTTCGTCCACGGCGGACGGAACGCCACCGACTCGGGATCCCGTAACGAGATCGAGAGCGGTTTCCGCTCCCCCTGGTCATCGAAATACGTCGAGACTTCCCCGGCATCGGACGTGATCCCCCCGCGATGGGGGCGTCCCTTGCCGTCCCAGGCGTGCATGGTGGGAAAGCGCGGTGCGCCACGGGTTGCCATCTCCTGCCATTTCTCATATTCGCTGAGATATCGGGTAATCACCTGCCCGACTTTCTCCACACCCGCCCACGTGACCCCGCGATGCTTTTCGAGTTCCGCGAGTTCGTAGACTTCGCCCAGCACTTCCTGGACGGTGACGGGATTGACCCCCGGCGGCGTCGGCTCGCGCAACGCTGAGACGGGCGACTCCCCGAGATGCTTGAGAAAGAACCGATTTTCTTCCAGCGAATAGCGAACTGGACGGAAAGACTCCATGCGCCTCCTTAGTAACTCGTATTCGTCCGAATGGGCTTCAGCACGACATGCACCGATCCTTCATAGGCGGTAACCGTGCCGGTGTAATTCAACGACAGTTGTTCGCCCTTATCCATCTTCCTGGCGGAGAGTGTCGAGGTCAGCGTCGATTGGACCGGCGTATTCGCCGTGCTGTCCAACGCCAGCGCCGAACTCAACGCGGTGGTGAGACTCGCGGGGGCGGTCCCCGAGGCCGCAATCCCCACATCCAATGTGGTGCTGCTGGCTCCGGCCGTGCTATGCACTTCGCGGACATCCATGATTTGATAATCCTGGTCGGCCACGAAAATACCCGTATCCGCCGCTTCTCCCGCTGAAATCGTATAGACGACATGCACGGGTGCAAGTTTCGCAATCGCTTTGATTCCCATGACTTCCTACTTTCTGGCGAAGTGACGGGGGAGGTTGCCCTCCCCCCACCTACTCAGTTTACGACTCGGCGACGTCCTCGATCTTCGCGCCGGCCGCAGGGTTGTCGCTCAACAACTGCCCCTGCCAATACCACGCCACCTCAAAGGTCGCGTTGGAGGTCTGGCGGAAGAACGGGGTGCCATCGAACACCTCTGACACCGGACGGGGAACGGCACTTTCGCCGTGCCCGATGTAGAAATGCTTGGTATCCATCCCGATAATGGTATTGGCCGCAAAGTACGGCTCGACATGCCACGGGTTGCCGCTGAAGCGATAGACGGTGCGACCATCGCCGCCGTCTTTTCCCTTCTGCTGCGCGCCGCCCTGTCGTCCGACCCCCGACCCGCTGTCAAACGCTTTCGGCGAACTCATCGCAAAGAACGTGTCTTCGCGCAGGAGTTCGTGATAGCGCCGGATGATGGCGAGATTCGAGACATAGGCGTTCAGTTTCGCGCCGCCCTTCTCCCGCACCGCATCTTCGAGTTGAATCAGGAGGTCTTCGGTGAGCGCCCGATTCGTCCCACTGTTTTCCAGGACGATCGACTCCCAGAACTCGTTCCCTGCGGTACTGCGGTTGATATTGCCAAAGTTGCCCGAGGGCGGGTTGGCATTATCAATAATCCCGAGGAGGCCGTCCGTATGGTAAATCGCGCCGGATTTCGTCGTATTTTCAATACAGAAGAAATCCCCGGCGGCCGTCCCACTCGGGGCCGAGCCGCTGATGGTGACGGTGCGATTTTGCACATCAATGGCCGAGACCGTTCGGGACGCCGCCAAGTCCGCGTCATTATCCGAGGCGTCAATCAGATCGACCGTCATCCCGAGATCGATGCTCGGGAGGGCGTCCACGGTAATCGTGGTCTGATTATCCGCCGCAGGCATGATCGCGAGCTTGCCGAGGCCGTCCGAGATGAGATCGGCGTTGATGAGTTTGAGAATCCGCCGGCGGAAGCCGCTCTCCATCATTTTCAGGGCCGTCTGGAACGCAAACTTCGAGTTCCGGGCGTCCTGGATGAGCTTCCACGACATGTTGTACAGCCCCGCAAATTCCTGGAGGCTGAAGGATGCCTCGGTCGTGTCAGGGTCGATATTCGACGGGAGCGCCCCGCCTTCGGCCAACCCACTCCACGCGCCGGGGTTTTTCACCATGATGGGCATCAAGAATTGCCCACGGCCCGCCATCGGTTTCTTCATCTTCTGGAACATATTCCAGCAGACAACCTCTTGGTTGACCAGGTACAGCACTTGATCGACCCCGTAGGTGTATTTCAGGGCTTCGATGACATCAGTCGTACTCGCCATAGCAGTATCTTACTCCTCATCGACCATGAGGACGGTCGGCGTTACTCGGTCTGACCCGGATTGAGCATCGGCCACAATTCATTGGTGCGTTCTTCCGGTGTTTTGTAGCCCCCGGTCTTCCCACTGGTCAACGATGACTCTCCCCCCTTGGAGGGAAACGGAGACGTTTTCGCTTGTTTGGCCGTGGCACGATCCATCGATCGAAAGACTTTCCGGAGCCCCTCAATGCGACTCCGCGCTGTCTCGGGAAACTTCCGATCCCAATCACCGCCTTCAAACGAGTAATACACGTCCCGTAAGAAGTCATTGATGACCTCCTCGTCGGGGAGGCCGGTCTCATCCCGCAGTTGTATGAACCGTTGTTCCAAGTCGGCTTCAGCCTGTTTCGTACGACCCTGTCCCACGGTGTCGCGGAGCGACGTATAGTCTTTCCGCATTTGCGCGATGACCTGATCGCGTTGCTGA